GGCAAGTCCAAAGATCTTCTCTACCTTATCTCGTGTTCTAGACTCTGGTGTATCGATACCCATGATACGTACACGTTCGTTCTTTAACCACACACCAAAACCAAGATCAATGTCAACATCAACCGTGTCACCATCGACTACCTTCACAAGTTTTGCTTTGTATTCATACATTTGATATTCCTTTTAAATGTTTACTATGAATCTTTCCACCTATAAACTCATTGTAATAATCTTCTCGGAATAATACGTCTCTATCAAATTGTTCTTTCATTTCGAAATATGTCATTTCGCCTTTTGATTTACATAGTCTTAAAATTTCTCTTTTGAAATCATCGGCACGTTTCTCCACTAATAACTTAACTTCTTCACTTGATCCAAAATAAGTTCTCCAATCAGACTCTGTTCTAGTCCTGACTCTTCTCTTTCTTGTTTTTGTTTTGGGAAGTATCTTTGGTTTCCAGAAGTTCTTTTTACCGATATATTTTCTCCCAGTATTTATATCTGTAATCATGTAGACAAACCCCTGAAAGTCTTCAGGGGTCTCATTAAATTCTTTGTCTTTATAATACCACATACTATTATGTATCTGGTTCGGTAATGTCCTCTATATCTGAATGTCTATACCCACACATTGGACAAAACTTAGGCGCTCCACCATCTTCTACCAATACAATTGTAACGGATTCACATTCTTCACATTCTATTCGATATTCTTTTTCCACTGCTTCTTTTGCCTTTTCTTGTTCCGTACCCAAGTCTTTTCATAATCTTCATTCTTTGATAGTAGTGATATCCACCCCATTCAGAAATCTCTTTCTTGGTTCTTCCACAACCAACGCAAACATCTTCAACTAGTCTGCATACAGATCTGCATGGGGTGATATAATCAGAAGTCGATTTCACATGCACCGCCTGCACATGCGGCAGCTGCGAGAGTATCTACATCTGTATATACTTTCTCTGTGAGATCATTTTCCCATTCTACTTCTTTTAGATTACTTTGTATCTTTTCCCACTTGTGGAGTAGATATGCATCTTTTAGACAATACTCAGTTTTCTTCATATCACCGTCAAGATAGTTCTGTGCAAATCTTTCGAACCTACGAACCCAGTCTTTCTTTGCAGAGTTTTCTGAGGACTCCACTGAAAGATCTTCACCCATACCCATTGCGGTAGAACAGGCAGTCCATAGATTGTCATAGACTTTCAGTGCATCAACAACCATACCAGATGCAAAGATTGCACCTTGATCATACTTCGCAACCATTTGTTCTGCGTCTATGACTTGTGTGTTAGGTGCTTGGTTATAGTCCTTGTCACCTGTTGGAGATAGGAATGAAATGCCTGAAAAAGAGTAACGGTTTTTATATACGTACTTCTCTACTTCATCCCAATCGTCTACTATGATTGTGTTTGATACGTTATGGTGTATACCTTTGTCTGCACATAGGTCTTCATTTGTACCTGCAACGACCCAATACTTTTGTGCTTTCTTAACAAGTTCTAGATGTTTTACACCATGGAGATCATCTTTGAACATAGAACCTTTCTTTGGTACAATTGGAAAAGACACAACTACGTCTGTCCCACCTGCAGACCACACCGACTCTTCGACCATAAATGGATTGGACTTTGCAATCGCCTGTGTAATCTCAGACTCCTTATTCATCTGTATATTTCGAATGTACATTGGTGAGTGCTCTGCGTGGATGCCAGACGCGGTCTGGAGTAAAACTGATGCGTTACCAGATGGTTTTACACAAGTAGTACGAGCAGCAGGGTTAATCCCAATAATACTAGCAACTTCTTTATTAACCTTCTTAACAATGTTTGCTCCCTTCTTTAGGATCTTCTCATCAAAAAGAATCTTAGGATTATTCATCCATCCTGTAATAGACACACCTAGCAGTGCTTCACGATCAAATATTTTCTTTGATGTATCTGAGATAAATTTGAAATCTGTATATCCTGCTTGCATAGTTCCTAAGATTGCGGCGGCACGACATGCCTGTAGGAATGACTCTTCACTTGTGCACATACCACCATTGATCTCTGTCAAGTTACAACCTTGCCAACCAGACTTACCTTTGTACTGTGGGAACATTCCTATTTCCACACATGGGTTAGTCGTATGTTCTTTTGATGTTGTGAAGTAAAAGCCTGGTTCTCCAAATGACTTGACTGACTCCATTATCTTCTTGAATGTTTCTGGTGTTGCTTCGTCTCGAACAATCACTGCAGAGTTATTAGATCTACCACGTTGTGGATTGTCCATGAACCAGTTACCAGTTTTCGCGGTCATCATTTCGTCATCCTCTGGAGAGAACAAACAGATAGTTGCAGATCTTCGAACACCACCAGATAGGACTGCGTCAGCAGAATGCATACAAATATCGTATACTGTAATAGGACGCATGTCAATAGGTTCTTTTGCATCCATGACTAGACCTTGTAACATGTGTTCGATCTTGTCAAGTGTTCTTCGTAAACCTTCTGGGCCTGGTGCTTTGAATCCACCAGAGATCTTTGCACCCTTTGGACGAATCTGAGACAGATCAAAGAATACTCTACGACCTTCGTAGTCTGGATGTTTACCACCCCCCACAAAATAAGAAGACATCAACACGTCTAGTGCGGATGCCCAACCCTCAATGGAATCTTCTACGATGTAACCTTTTGCTTGTTTCGTTCTCTGTTGGATCTTTGGTAGTTTTGCAACGTGATGGTTCTGTACGGAAAAACCTGCACCTGCACCACATAGTAGAATATAGAAATACTCTCCAAAGAACTCTGGACGATCTGCATAAGATGATGTACAGTTGTACATTCTCATCTGGTGTTTCATTAACTGATCACCACCGAACTGCAATGCACGTTGAGCACCTAGCACTCTCTTTTCTTTATAAGCAACCCTTGCTTCTTCGATATAACTTTGTAATTTATTTAATTTATTTGAATATGTATTTTCGTGCATTGATAGCACACGATCTACGGCCTCGTCCCAAGTCTCATAGTTATTCTCTTCGTCCTTAAATCTCGAATAACCGTCATAGAACTTTGTCTCAGACAAAAACGCACGTGTGTCTGCAAATCGGTTTTGCATACTACGATTCCTTTAGTTGATTGTTTTTTCAGATGGTGATATTATATATCATTTTTAGGTTTTTGTAAACCCACAATATGTAGGTTTTTTAAAAAAAAATTATCTAGATCGTGCTTTTTCTACCGCCCTAGATCCAAACCAAAATGATATGATTGCGGCAAAGATTGCCTTTGTATCTTCATCCCACAGTAACTGTATTGCCTGATCAAATGGTGTACCAACTTCTAGTGCATTCATCAACAATGTAATTTCTATTGCGGCGAATAAACCAAAGAAAGCATACGTGATCACTGGTCTCACAGATTTCTGTAATACAGATGTCCATCCAGTTGATTGCATGATTGCAGTGTCGTGTGCGATCAGTCGTGCATGTTCTTTATCTGCACCCATCTTATCATACATTTGCATATCAAAGTCCATACCTTGTTGTTTCAACTCTGCCATGGCTTTCATTTTTTCTATTTCGTGTTTACGGTCTCCCTTTGCCTTAAACACATCTAGGACTTGTGGAAGTGCAGATCCACCAAACCCTATTAAAGATCCTAATAAACTTAACATTCTATTTTCCTTTCATACAGTTTATATATCTATGTAATGGTTTGAACATCAGATGAAGTAATTGACTGTGAACCTACACCTAACGTAGCACCAAAAGTACCACTGTTATAATTTACACTCTCAAAATCACTTGTCTTGTCGGTAATAGTACCGTAAGTATTATAAGTCTGTTCAGTTCCCCCATAATTGTGATCAGTTGGAGATGATATTGAGGTCAAGACTAAATCTCCATATGTTCCTGCAGATATATTCTTTGGCAATTTTACAATAGTTGGTCTGTGATCATAACCACCACTTCCACCACTCATACCCCAAGCAATGATGATATTACCATTTATATCAGATTTTAAACAATTGCCTTGTTGTAACCAATTGTACCAATAGGTTGTTACAGGATAACCGTATGGATTTGGATTGTTTCTGTTAACCTGCATATTTGGATTAGGGTTTGATCCAGAAAACTGCGCCTTCCAAGTACCTATTTGTGATCCATCTTCTGCAGAGAATCGTCTTATGTATACCTCATCTTGATACCCAAGGTTAGCCATTGTCTGTACAGTCGTTATTTCAGTACCTACATCATTTACTGCCATGCCCCATATATTATGACCGTAAGTTCTATCTAATCTTTTCCCCCAGATAATACTACCATCACTACCTGCATGTTTTACTATGAAACCGTGATCATCAGTATTATTTACATCTGTCTGTCTACAAAATCCTGCAGTTACGAAATCATTAGAATAATTTCCACACATCGATATATTGTTTGCAACATCAGTATGAGTTGAACTTTCAAATTGTCCATACAAAAAAGTATAGTCTAAAGTCGGAGCACCAGTTTGAGGTATACTAAACTTCATTACTAGAGTATGTGATCCAGAACCACTACTACCCCCTGCACTAGTTATAATATACATTTTATCATTAGAATCAATTGTTATATTTCGGGGATAATGCGCGGCACTTGTATTAGCAGGAGGTGCAAAACCACAAAACCCTAAAGAACCATCAGAATTAATTTTAGTAATACCTAGTTGTTCAGAATTATACTGTACAGGAGTGTCATCATATGCAGATTGTCTAATGCGCCATATACTCCAGATGTTACCATAACTGTCCAATGCCATATGTATATACTCTTGTTCTTTATAATAACTTGGATTAGGTATAACTTTCCATTTTATTATTTTTGACCAAGTTCTACCCCCACCTGAATTGAACTTTGCAACATGTCCCCAGTTTCCTTGAACGCTTGATCCTGCCACATCTTTATGGTTCATAGCATATCCTGCATCATAACCAGCGATAATTGGATTATTATTTGCATCTACTTCTACATCAAAACATCTAGTGTAGTAGTTTCCTGTAGTAGCAGTTGCATAATTAGGAGCACCAGTTGAAGTTCTTCTGCCAACTCCAAACTTTCTCGCCCACTGTTTAGTACCAGTACCGTTTACTTTTATAAGAAAACTACCCTCACCGTAGTTTGCTTCTCGACCCATTTTGTAATAAGATCCGTCTGGTGCAGAAGCAACTGAGTTACAATATAACCAAGGGAAACTTCCAGTTTGTCCGAGATTGTTTGATGTAATACCACTATAACCTGTAGGAGTTTGCGATCTAGTGAAAAATCCTGTACTAGTAGCATTACTTGGTGGAATAGTTGTACTATAACTTATAGTAACTTCTTTGGCAACAAAATCAATACCGTCACTCCACTTGAACGTGTAGATAAAATCGCCGTTCGAATCGTTCAAGTTACCTGCCGCAACCTCAATACCGATACTATCCGCACTCTTTGGTGTAAAAGTCCAGACAGATGAGTCAACTGTAATATCTACCATATACTGCGCTGAATCACTAGCAAAACTTTGATCCAATAAAGTAGCAGTATCTGAGTCTTGTGCCTTTGCGATTACAACTAGAGGTGTTACTGAGTCTGCAACTGAATAAGCACCACTTGGTTCCACGTCCCAAGAAGGTGCAAGACTAAAAACTGAAGTGTTATACCAACCAGACCCATTCGAAATGTATAATCTTTTATTCTCTTGAACGAGGGCCTCTTCACCTTCTTTTAGACCTGACATAGGTAATGAGTCAAGTGTGTCAAATAAGGTAAATGTACCACTAGTACCACCACCCCCTATACCAGTAATACCTGCAGAATCAATACTATTAGTTCTTGCAGTTCCACTTAGAAAAGAAGCAATGTCACGATTCTTACTCATGATAATGAAACTTTACCAACAAATTCAAATTTGCCTGAAGATCCTCCACTATAACTTGCGTAGTATGCGTAGTATGAACTTGACATTGAATAGTTTGAACAGTAAGTAGTGTTTACAGCATTAGCAACGTTAATTGTAGTTGTCACAGAGTCATCACCACCCCTTCCGTTTGGATATCCACCATAACTGCTACCACCACCCCTTGTGTATGTTGATCCATTTATAGCAAAAGAACCTCCTTCTAAACCAGTGTTGGTTTGGATAGAAGTATAAGCTGTTCCATAAGTAGTAGAACCTTGATACCTAGTATCGTTACCACCACCAGAACCTGCAACAAGTATAATTGGTCTTACATATTTTCCATCACTAGCAGTCATACTAGTATAAGTAGCATCTTCTATCCATACCTGACCAAGACCACCAGATCCACCAGATGTCTGGTCACTCTCTGTTTGGTAAGATTTGTATCCACGTTGGCCTGGTCTCATGTATATTTTTGAATCTGGATTTACTGGTGTTACTGTTACATCCATATAATATCCCATTCCACCGTTACTTGAGTTAGCACCACCAGACCCTTGCGCCTGATAACATCTGAGAGTAAATGGTTCAGTGCCTGGAATGACAAAAGAATACATTGGAGCATTATTGATATTAACACCCCCATTATTTGCATCGGGTGGAAAGACATAATGAGGCCCTAATGAACCAGCGGACACTGATAGTGCACTAGTTGTATTTGATGATGAAGTTGATGCCTGTAAATAAAAACTACCATCTTGAGAAGGTGTTGATCCAGGCGAGTATGTTATGGTAGACACTTGAGTTGCAAAACTTACACCATCTGTCCACTTAAATGTATAAATGAAATCACCATTAGAATCATTTAGATTACCTGCGGCGACCTCTTGACCAATACTGTCTGCACTCTTAGGAGTAAAAGTAAACACAGATGAATCTGCTGTAATAGATCTCATCATGTATTGTGCTGAGTCACTAGCAAAACTTATATTGCTTATTAGAGCATCTGGATTGTCTGAGTCAAGTGCTTTTGCAGTTACAACGAGAGGTACAGAAGAATCTGTAATAGTATAAGTTGCGTCAGGTGTTGTTTCAAAATATGGTGCTAAGTTTACAAACGCGGCGTTGTACCAACCCACACCGTTAGATAGATACATTCTACTGTTTGCTTCAACAAACGCACGTTGACCTTCTTTAAGACCAGTTACAGGTAAAGAGTCTAATGAAGTAAAATACTCAACTTGACCACCACCTCCACCAACACTGAGTGGATCATTGTCTGGGTTGTCTTTCTCTGTCTTTCCTAAGATCCTCGCAAGATCTCTGGTTCGACTACTCATCCGCCTATCCCCATCGCATCGTAATAGTCACGAAACTTTTTTAACAATACTGGTTGTGCTTGTCCCAACAATGATTTTTTATACCTCTTATCATGTATTGATGAAGTATGATCTTTCTTTTTCTTTCTTGGGCCCATCACAGTGTCTGCAGGATTTGGAATGTTTGCGGTACTAGTAGTAGGAACGTCCTCTACTTTTCTCTTATCTTTTGCGTCTAGGTATGCGGCAATCGCCATATCTTTTTTCTTCTTATCAGACTTACCCTTGAACTGTGGTGCATCTGATTTCATAAAATCATCTATGTAGTCACCTGCGTCTGCATTCTTTCCTAACTTCTCATTTAACTTGAGTTCTTTTCTTAGTGTAGAAATTTTCTTTTGAATCTCTTTTTGTTTCGGAGAGCCAGGCATCGCTTTCATTCCAAGTCGATACAACTTAATCAGTTCAAGCATTTTGTTTCCTGCCGCATTCGCAGGTCTACGTGACTTGAATGCTTCTTCTTTAGAAGGTTTCTCTTCAGAAGGTTTATTTAAACCCATCTTCTTTAGAAGTCTTGTTCTATTATCTCTGACCGTCTTACTCATTTGTAAATCTCTCTTATAGTAACGTATACTTTTTGATTAGTCCTCATATGAGTTGCTTCATATATGTCAACTCCGAATACATCACCAACAGGATAACAATTTTCTAAAATACGTATTTGATCTTTTGCATTACACATTTCTTCTATTGTATTATTCAATACTTTCGAATCTCTTAGTCTGTACACTCCGTGTGATAATTGTCTATCTTCTAATACAAACCATTCACTGTTCTCGTTTAAAAAATCTAGTGGTTCTATTCCAACCTTTTCACATATCTGTTTTAGTTCCTTATCAGTCATTCCAGTCTTTTCTTTGATAAGATAGAGCGCTGCCGCAAAACTTCCAAGTCGTGATCCTCCGCCTGGTGCTTTTGATACGAGCCTTTTAATGTTAGCGCACAGGCGAATGAAAGGAGTCCAAGTAGAACTCTTCTCCAAGTTATCAATTTTAACACTCTTGACACGTTTACCATTTTCGTCTATAATACCTGCTTTGTACGCATCCCAGTCTTTCCAGTCTAGAACTAACATACGGATAAAACGAAAAGCATATACGGTATCTGCCGCCTTCTTTAACAGTCCCATTAAATTTTCCTCAGTACCTCTACAACTCTGTCATCCATTTCTATACCAACCAACTGATCATTAGTAATATATTTTAAAAAAATTAAAAATGGTTTTATAACTGACCAATGCCTTTCGTCTAATTTTACTTTTAACATATTGATCGAGGGTTCGATCCCAAATGCATTAAATATAACAATCAAGTGATTTAAAATTAAACGTTCAGAAAGATCTTTATCATCCAGATATCGATTTACCAAACGTTTTACATATTTAAATCTTTTCAGATCCTCATAGAACTCATCTATATCCGAGAACCGAGGATTATAATAATGTTTCGCTGCATATAATAGCAGATTAGATTCAGTCAAATTGTCCATTACAAACTTATATATTATGAAAGTAAGTTCTTAACTTTACCTACTAAGGTTGACTTCTTTTGTCTGCGATCTAACTCAACACCATGTTCTCTACCGAGTTCTTCAAGTTCTACCTTTGACATATCTTCTAGGACATCATCTTCTATTACTTCAATAGGTTCTACATGTTCTTGTGCATGTTCCTTTGCATTAGTAGGTGCTTCTGTCAAAGTTACTGCAGTGCCCATGTACTCTGCGATATCTGCTTCTGATAATTTTTTAGGTAGTAATAGTTCACTAGTCTTCGGATGTCTCCATCCTTTTGGTGTAGGAACTGCATCTTTCTTCCATGAGGGTGGTTTTATCATTTTAATTTCTCCTATCCTCCACGAACACCAATTGTTGCAATACCTTTTGCGGCTGCGGATGCACCACTACTAGGTTTTTTTGGGTGTAAGTGTTTTGTGTCGTTATGTGCATCTTTTGATACTTCGTGTCCATGTTTCATTGCTTCATTTGAATGGTGTGCCGCTTTTGCCGCATGTTCTTTTGCTTTTGCATTATTTCCATTTCTATAATGCTCCGCAGCATCCCTGTGATGTTCTTCTGCTTTTTCATGATGTTTCTTTGCAGCTGCAGGTACATCGTCATGATCAGATGCATCAAAGTGATGTTCAGATGCACCATCATGTTCGGATGCTTTTTGCTCACTCTCTACGATTTTTTTTTTCATCTCCATATATGCTTCAGCAACTTTTTTATTTGGGTTTACAACCTTCTGATCACCAGATCTTACTTGGTCACCACCATTGCGAGGTTTCGCAGGTTTCGTTACTTTACCTGCTTTTGATGCATCATCATGCCCTTTTTCTTCGGTGTCATCAACTTCTTTTGGTTGATTGACCATATCCTTTGCACCCTTACCTTTTAACTTGTCATCCATAGTTTCGGGTTTAGTTGCACCTTTGTAATGTGATGATCTATCACCTTCAAGAACTAATTTCAATGCTTTACGAATTCTAGATTCTTTTTGTTCCACTGAATTCTCCTTTGATCCTTTATCCAACTTAGGATTCATTTCCACATCACCTTCTTT